CCACTATCAGTGACTACACTGGCAAGACTCCTCTGAACTACGAAGAGATGACCGATGACAGCCAAGACCTCGTCATCGATGTGCAGAAGTCTTTCTCTTTCCGTGTGAACGATGTGGACAAGGCACAGTCCGTACCTGGTCTGCCTGAGAAGTATCAGCAGAAGGCTATGAAGGGACTGGCTCTTGCCCGGGAGAAGTTCGTTGGCGCATTGGTCGCCGGCAAGGCACAGTCCTCTGCCGATGCGGTAGCTAAGAACTCTACTTACAAGGTCGGCGCTACCAAAGTTATCACTGCGGAAAGCAACTCTCAGGCTGACATCAAGGCCGCCATCGATGAGGCTATCATCACCATGCGTGAGAAGAACTTTGACGATGCCGGCATTGTGGAGATTGATCCTCGTACCTACAAGACCTTCAAGGACGAACTGATAGAGATGAAGACCGCAAACGATGAACTCATCAAGCGTGGTGTTGTCGGTCATTACGATGGCTACGATGTCAAGTCCACCAACAATGTCTACAAGGACACCAATTATGTGTACTGCATCGTCCGTTCCAACAAGGCTGTTGCCTTTGCTGGTCAGATCAACGAAGTCGAAGCAGGTCGTATGCAGGAATACTTCTCCGACTACATCCGTGGTCTGGACACCTATGGCGCAAAGATTATCGCACAGGACGAACTGGTCTGTGTGAAGATTCCTCTCGCCACTGCTTAAGTAAATGCCCCAATTATGGGGGATGCATGGCGCATAGCCACTAGAGGGGGAGGGTAAAACCTCCCCCATTTTTCTCAAATTGAAAGGAGAAAACCATGAAACACGAATTGTTTGTAGAACAGCCGAACATCGGACTTAAAGAAGGAATCAAGGTTTCCAAGGGAACGGAACTTACATATAAAACCGAGAATGTCACGCAGATGCTCCAAGACCTTGTGCTTGAGACAATTCTCTGTGAGGAAGGCTCGAATGGAGTCAACAGCTACAAGAGTCGGAGTGTGGTGACCATCAATCTGAACGATGGCGATATCCTTCTGTTCAATGAGCAGAGGGGCTACTACCTTCCTCCTTATCCTGTCGAGTCAATTGACGATGCCATCAGCGATATTAACTCCTTGAACGAGATTCCTAGATTCAAGGAAGACTAATAGCCTTTGAGAAGGGGTGACGATATGTTTGTTATCAACGAAGATTTGACCATTGAATGTACTCGTGGCGATGCTGCAGTATTCTCTGTGAGTGCAAATATTAACAACACAGCGTATGTGTTTAGAGAGGGAGATATAGTACGTTTTACTGTCGTTGCGAGAAAGGACTGCTCCGATATTGTTCTTCGGAAAGATATTGCAGTTACAGAAGAAACAGAAGCTGTCGAGATTATATTGGACGGTGACGACACGAAAATTGGCGGTGTTATCAACAAGCCTACGGATTATTGGTATGAGGTGGAATTAAATCCTGAAACGCATCCTCAAACCATTATCGGTTATGATCAGAATGGGGCAAAGGTATTCAAACTGTATCCAGAAGGGGATGTGGCGGAGTGACGATGGAAAACAAACATGTAGGCGCACTGACCAGCGCCGGTTCTATGGTTGGAAATCTAGGCGTTGTCTTTGGCAAGGATGGACAATCCGCCTATGAAATTGCCGTAAAGAACGGCTTTGAAGGCACAGAGGAAGAATGGATTCAATCTCTTAAGGGCGTAGACGGGACGGTTGCTTTCGAGGACTTGACTCCTGAGCAGAAAGCTAGCTTAAAGGGGGACAAAGGCGATAACGGAGCAAAGGGAGCAGATGGATACACGCCTGTTCGCGGGATAGACTACTGGACGCCAGATGATGTTAACGGTATGGTGGATGAGATTGTTGCTAAACTGCCGATCTATAATGGGGAGGTGCTTTGATGGCAAGCATTAGTGGCAAATGGATATTCCACGATGAAATTACCATACCCGAGGTACAACAGGTAAACTTTACTTGTGGGAATGCATCATATATAGGCATGGGGTACGATCCTGTGATGGTCTGGTTTATATACATAACGGAATTCGTAGAGGGAGGCGGACACAGCGGCTCCCCGGCTTATTGGGATAGTAATGCTCCCGGAGTTGCAGGATGGGAGACCGAAACCTACAAAACCGTGGATTTCGGAACAGCATCTCAAACGGTATCCGAGGATTTCTATAATTGGCTGATTGCGAATGCCGACCAGATACCTATCCAAATCTCTGTTACCGCCAATGGCACAACCACCCTTGCAACTGCCGGAAAATTCTGTGACAGAAATATTGCTGTCGCAGTAAACGTTCCCTCTCTTGCAGAAGAACTGGAAGCAAAGGAAGCAGAATTATTAGGTGTAATTGATGGCACTTTGGAACACTTAAAAATTGATGTGCCCTGTGCGCCACGATTCAGAGCATTTTATGCTTCCAGCGGTCTTAAATCCGTTGAATTTGCAGATATTACCATCTGCTATAATAGTCTTTTTGAAGGCTGCGCAAACCTGAAAACCGCAATCTTCCACAAAATGTCCGGGTACGCAAGCGTTGCAGGTACTTGGTTCCAAAATTGCTCTAAGCTTACCGCTTTGATTTTGTACCCTGAACATTACTTTGTTTCGCTTTCTAATACAAACGCATTTACGAATACGCCGATTGCAAACGGCACCGGTTATATTTATGTGCCTGACGGTATGGTGGACGCATACAAAGCGGCTACCAACTGGGCGACCTATGCCAACCAAATCAAACCGCTTTCGGAGTTTATAGTTACATTTAGTACCAGCGGTACTCAGTACCAAGCCGAAGCAAATATGACATGGGGCGAATGGGTTGATAGTGAGTACAACACCGCCGGCTATACAATTGATGACAACAGTATTGTATCTCCGGATCAGTGGGCGGAGAGTATGACGGTTGTTGTAATGACACCTGATCTTATGGTGGTTTCTCCATCGGATGCTATAGATAAAACAATCAGCTACACTGAAATGCCCGTATAACGAGGTGACGAAATGATTAAAACTGAACTTTTACAGGACGGAGCTTTAATCCGTCATTATTCCGACAAAGGCTTTACGCTGCGGCAAATTGAGACTGGCATGGAATACGACGACGCTGTGGACGTTGTGCCTTGTGTGTATACCTACGAGGAGACGGACAAGCTCATCGGCAACGGAGAGGCCACCGAGGCAGATTATCTTTCTGCACTTGAAAAACTGGGGGTATCGGAATGAAAAAGAGCAATCTTGAAGAAAAGACCAATACGGTAGTCACCGAAACAAAGGCGGCGCTGCAGACAATCTATGATGCCCTGAACCAGGGTCAAAAGCAGAAAATCCTAAAAAACGAATCCGTAAAGGTCTTGTTTGACCGCTACGGCGTGGAGGTGTGAGCATGGCTAACATATTGCGAGTAAAAGACCGAAACGGACGGCAAATTTAGAGACATAACGAGGTGGCGGAGATGACCCTAAAAGAACTGAACAGAAAGGTATTTGTGTTGATTGAGGAAGCGAAGAAGGGCGAACCTCACATGACACAAGACCCGGACCTGGAAGCGAAGATGCCGGATGTAACGAATCAAGTTATGTTCGAGCTGGCTCGCTTGAAGAAAATCCCCAAGTATGTGGAGATGGAAGTCCACAAGGGTGATATAGTTGACTTTCAAGCTATCGAGAAAAAGTGCGGCTATGAAGTGTATCAGATCGCTTCTGTTTGGGGTGTGTGCCACGAGCAGAGAGCGAACGGAACCGTCCTGCGGATTTTGGAGGATGGCACTTTGGGTGTGGATGTGTTCGTCTACCCTGAGAGAATCACTCCCAGCACCAAGGACTCTTATGAATTTGAACTAAGTCCAGATGTTTTGGAGATCATGCCCTATGGTATTGCAGGAGACTTGCTGAAGAGCGATGTGTCTGCAAAGTATGGCAATATCTATGCGACTAGATATGAATCCATGCTCCAAAGACTTGACCCTCGCTACTCTACTGGCACATTCACAATAGAGGGTGGGTACTATGTATGAATGACTTGGCATAGTAAGGAAGTGATCAAATGAGCGATTCTTTAATTACAAGAGAATATAGAGGCTTTCGTGGCGTGGATTTCCGTGGCGAAGAAATCAACCTTGTGCGGAGTCCTGATGCGCTGAATGTATGGAAGGACTACAAGGAAACCGAGGGAATCCGAACGAGACCTGCGCTTGCGCTGGAAACCGCATTTGGACTCACAATCTACAGCATTTTCTTCTATAAAGGGGAAATGCTATTCCATGGTGGTGATTCGCTGTGGAAGCGAAGAGATGACGGAACTTTTGAGCAACTGTATTCGGGATTGAGCGAAGCGCTGAGCAATGGCTTTGTGTTTGAGGATGCGTTCTACTTCAAGGACGGACAGCACTATCTGAAGTATGACGGAGAAACGATTGGTGATGTGGTTGGCTATGTCCCCACAACAACAATCGCACGAAAGCCGATGGGTGGCGGCACGAAGTACGAGGATGTCAATATGCTGTCTGCCTATCGAAAGAACAGTTTTCTCTCTGATGGTGGCAGTTTCGACTATTTCGTCGATGTAGAAGCCTTTGACAGCGACTTTGTTCCTGTTGTGACCTATCTGAATACGGATGACACGGACATCGCCAGAGATGAGAACGGTGTTGTTGACCCGAGCGAGTATTCGGTTTACCCTGCGGAAGGGAAAATCACATTCCTTCACTCTGCACCGGATGCTCCAGATACGGACGGACAGGACAACATAATCATTGAATTCAAGAAGGCACAGCCGGAATATGTTGACACCATTATGAAGACCACTCTGTTGCAAGTATTTGACAACAGAGTGTTTTTTAGTGGCAATCCTGACCACCCCCATGTGCTGTGGCATTCCAGTTTGTATGATCCGTCCTATATCAGCGACTTGGATTACTACAAGGAAGGAATGGACACTGCGAAGATTAAGGGGATGGTAGCCGGCAATAATGCGCTGTGGGTGTTCCGCGAGCCTTCCGATGCCAATA